AGCGTCCAACTTAGCGTTCACATCAGTCTCGCGCTTTTTAGCAGCAGGCTTGGTCTCAACGGCTTTGGGTTGCAACAACTCAGGCATACTAGATGCCAGTGTCATACGAACCGCTTTACGCAGTGCGTCAGCCTGTGCCATACCTTTATCTGCATACATGCCCATGAGCTCATTAGCATCGGCGATAAGATCAGTGTCAGCTTGGTCGCTGTTGGAATCAAGCACTGGGTATGAGGCCATCATATCTGAAACAGCCACATCCAGATCTAACTGCTGCTTGGTTACATTCGTTGTGTTGTGGATTTCCCCACGCAACTCTTTAGCCATCGAATCCCGTTCAGCACTTCGGATCTCTTTGCGAACCTTTTGGGCCTTATCTGTTTCGCCATCGAGCACTGCGTCCATATATTCAGCTTCTTTACCGTCAAAGTCGAACTCAGGTTCAGGCGCTACTTCAGGCTTCGCACTTTCTTCTAGCTTAGCGAGTCGATCTTCAAGTTGCCGTCTTCTAGCAATCTCTTCATCCATTCGAGACTTAGGCACCATGTGCGCCTTCTCGTCAGATTTAGAAGTAGCCGCTTCTTTGACTTCTTCTTCCTCTTCCACCTCTTCTTCGACTTCCTCACCTTCTAGTCCAGCTTCGTCACCCTCTAACTCAGATTCGACTTCTTCTTCGCCCTCGGCTGCTTCGGCTTCGTCCGCTACTTCAACTAAATGTGCAATAGCCGCATCTGTCGGGTCAGCTTCCTCTTCGGGCGTATCCCCTCGGTCTAAGGCACTTGCGTCAAAATCTTCGCGACTATCACCACCTGCGAATTCATCAAAGTTTTTATCATCAATACTATCATCGTGCTCTAAATTGGCACTTACATTGGATTTAGGCATTAGGGCCTCCGTTGGTTTAAATAAAACTACTTAGGTAAAACATTTTGATCAGGGTTAATGGGCTTTTGCCCTTGAGCGCCGAGCCGCATTATTTCCGCTGCAATCTTAGTGGTTGATTGAGTTTCAGAAGCTTGCTCTTTTTGAGTTGCGGACAACTCAGCCAGTTGCATACGCAAATCTAATTCCTGACGTTTAATATTCATACGTGCTTCGAGTTCAGCCATTTCCTTCTCAGGCTGCGTATCTATATCGTTCGCTTTGGCTGCAGCAAGTTGTGCTTGTGCTTGCAAATGGGCTGCTTCTGACTGAAGCTTTTGCATCTCCAACTTCACCTGTTCCATCTGGATCTGCTGTTGCATTTGCGCTGCTTCTTGCTGCTCTGGAGATTGCTCTACGCCTGTGATCATGCGAATACGCTTAGCCAGCTCACCCTTACGTTGTAAATGTGAGTACTCGATAATGGCATCATCTGGAATGGCAATGCCCACTTGGCGTAGTTGCAATGCTTCTGCAAACTGAGACTCATCAAACGTGTCACGCGCTGGCATAGACGAAACAACAACATCGTATTCACCTAACGTCATGTCATTAACAACTTCACCCTCTGGAGTCATTTGGTTTAGTACCATTTCTTCACGGGGCTTCATTGGGTCATCGTCTTTTGTGATCTGAATTACTCGCTCTTCGGTGTAGAACGATTGGATCAAACACATGATGTTCTTAGCAACAAACAACCGACTTTTTGCGAGGTTGTCTAATGGAACCTGGATCTGAATCTGCCCACGGTTTTGTTTTGCCTGAATGGCAACGCCAGAAACCTCTGCACTATCCTGACCAAGCATCGCATCCGATACACCTGAGATCTCTTTGATGTTGTTGGCTGCTTTTTGGCCAATGCGATCAAGACCTGTAGGGATCTGGTTCGGGTTGATTTTCTGTGGTGGGTTAGAACCACGGTTGTATTCCAATACTAGACCTGTCTGAGCGCCACGTTCTTGGAGATCATCCGATGTCATGCCATTTAAGGAACCTGTCTCAACAATCCAGCCACTGTTCGCAGTCGTGTTAACAATGTGCAGTTCTTGAGAAGAGATCTTGTTCAACTGTTCTTGGGGCGAAAGTAAGTTGCGCACCATACCGAACGGCTTACCGCGTCTAAAATACGGGAAATAAGGCACAATGGTAAAGTCTTTATACGGTGACCAGTCATCATGCAAAACAACCTGGTCGGCAGTGATGGTCCAACGCACCTTCTTAATTAACTTTTTGAGCATTCCTAAGCCGTACTCTTTGGCGAATAGCTCAGTGCGTTCTTCGTCCCAGGATTCTGGCACTATGCGCATATCTTTAGTTTTTTGGTCAACAAAATGTGGTGTTAGAATAAGCTTACGATGCTGTCTTTCAACCACGCGCACCGCTCGAATCGACCGCTTGTCGTCAACTTCACCGCTGCCGTATACGCCCTCACCCACGTCGCCATAATTGGAATCGCGGAGCTCTTCTAAGTCCATAGAGTCACGGCTTAGATGTTCGCCGTTCTCAGCAATTATGCGGAGTCGATCTGCTTTTTCTTCACCGTACTGCTGCTCAATGTCATCAATGCTTAACCACTTAGTCTTGATGACCTCGTTCCAAGTTGTTGGGTCATAATCTTTTGCATCAGGGTCAGGCAGAATGTCTAATGGATCTTCTGCTGTGATCTGAACTTCACCTTCAATGTGATCATCAAAGTTCATGCGAATGTCAAAGTAACCACGATCTTGGATAATGCCGTCAGCAAACACCTGACTCTCTAAATAATCGTATTGGTTATTGTCACTGATTTGCATGTAGAGTTTGGTGAGCACCGCAGCAACTTCATCTGAGGAGTTACGTCGAGGCTTAAATAATACGTCCGCACGTTTAGAGGACTGCTCCCCCAGTATGGTGTTGACGGTGCTCAAAATGGTATTGATCGTAAGGTGTGGACGACCCTCGGAATCTAACGCGTCAATGTCTGTCTGTTCCCACTGCTCACCACGATAATAACGATCGCACTTGATCGCCGTCCGTATGTAGTCAGTGTGGCCCGCATCTCTGGCCCGCACATAACGAGCCCAATTGTTATCTACGATCTTCCCTTCTTTAAGCGGATCGATTTTTTTTGACTTCTTGTACGCCATAGCTATGCACTCATCGCTGATTTACTGCGGTTAGGGGCCATGAGACCGGGGAGCTTATCTCTCCAGGACTCTTCAATTATTCTTTGGTCTACGACAGTGGACATTTCAGACATCATTAATCCGATCCAAGCTAAACTGTCAACTTGGTCATCATGTACACCGTTAGGGAATCGCAACATCTCTGCTATTAGTCCTGCGTTCCAAAGTTGGAACTTAGGGAAGAACACCATGCCCTGCTGCATACGGCCCTGAATGGCACGGGCGCGAGCTTCTTTATCTCTGCGTCCAGTTTTCAGTTCCATCAAATACATTTCATACAGACCACGCTCAGCGATCCGCTTCTTTAGGAAGGGCCCAAGCGCCATCTCAATATGTCCACGCTCGATGCCAACGATCGACGGTTTATATTCCTCATATACATCAAGGATTTTCTCAACCAATTCGTAACCGTCCCATTTACCACGCTCGACGTGCATGACATACATCTTGTCTTCTTGGTCTACACCAACAACTACGCCCACCGAGAAATCGTTACGGTCTGCTTTACCAATGGCAAGGTCCCACGCGCAATAGATTTTGAGCTTCTTACTCTCTAGGGCGTTAGTTTTGTAGTATTGGAACATGCCTATCTTGAAGTAATCACCCTCATCAGCCACAGGGTTCTGCTGGTACAACGCTGACCAATCTCGAGGACCTACGGCCTTCTGTATCCGCATCAACGCTTCAGCGTCATAACGGGCAGGATGCAACGGATCGTACTTCTTACGGTACTTCTCATCTTCTTCAGCGATCGCTGGGTACTTGATTACTTCCCAATTATCACCGCCGTCTTTCTCTTGTTCCAACAACCAACCTGCAAGGTCGTCGTCGTGCCAACGGGTTAGGATAACGAGGATGCCACCGCCCGGCGCGAGACGCGTATAGGCCGTTGAGGTATACCAATCCTTCGCAGTTTGGCGAGCGGTCTCAGATTCTGCTTGTTCGCGGTTTTTTACAGGGTCATCGATGACTAATATATGGGCGCCTTTACCTGTGATCGGTCCACCAACACCCGCTGCCACATAACCACCACCTTCAGTCGTTAGCCACTGCTCAGCGCCCTGCGATTCGGGGTCTAATCGGGTTTCAAACAACGACTGATACTGCTGATCACGCAGGAAGCCACGCACTTTGCGCGAGAACCCCATGGCCAACGAGCCAGAGTAGGAACACGCTATAAATTCGTGGTTTGGGTTACGCCCAAGGTGCCATGCGGGGAAGGTTTTAGAGGCTAACTCACTCTTACCGTGGCGCGGTGGCATAAATAGCATTAGCCGGGGGGATTTTTTCTCTTCAACATCGGAGGAGAATTTTTCTAGCCGTAGACAGATGTCTTTATGCACCCATCCTGGAATGTATTTGTCGTTGAATCGCTGAACAAAGGGCAATAGGTGTCTCCGAGCCAGCTCACGCTTCGCTAGTTCTGCCTGTGCAGCCATCTTAGGGTCGAAAACACCGCTCTCGTCTGTAAAATCTGGCTGTTTTCCTAAGTCTTGTTTTTCCAACGTGTCTCTTTCCGATTGTCTTAAACGTTTGTTGTGCAAAAGCTTACCTTTGTGGGCCAATTGGGCTTTTTGCTCGTCTTCTTTCTCTTTCAAATACTGTTTATGGCGCTTTGGGTCAGCAATAATGGCCTGAAACGCACGGCGCTCGCCAAAATTCTTGCACTTTGAGCAAACGGTCGGCGCGCTATGGGCATCGAACAACGTGTGTGGCCTATCCTCGTTGCAAAAAGAGCACTTCTTAGTGTCCCTCTGTTCCATTGCTGGCCTCCACTTCCTCAAATACACCATCGATCGTTGATTCGGGGTTAAAGTGCTTGTCACCTAGCCCAGCTAACCTAAGTAAATCTGCATCTGTAGCCGCTTCTATGTGCCGCTCAGAATTTATATTCACACTAATGGTCTGTATCTTTTGTGGCTCGTATAAGCCATGCATTTTTGCAATCTCTCTAAGTGCGGCGACTTCTTCTGTCGAACTACCACTCTTTCTATGAGCCTCAAAAAATAATTTAGTAATACTTTCCCGAGTTACCGCAATGCGATCGAACTCTTTTTCTCGGAAGTAGGTCAACGTGCGTTGTATCACTGCATTGTTGACTAACTTTGAGGAGTTAGCCTGTGAATACCCTGCTTG